CCTTGCCCCCCCGAGTTTAATAAAGCCCCGATACCCCCCTCCGGCCGTAGTCATGAGGCAAGGTCACCATGAGCACCGACCGCGGTCGCAACCAAGACACGCTACATGATCACCACGCATCACAGAGCACCAATATACCGCGTTAAAATATCAATGCAATAAAAGACGAGCCAAGCACCAAAAAACCCCTTACAACTTATTACATAGCGTAATATAGCACTGTCCAATAAATCGGACAGAAACACACGGCTACGTATTCAGTTTGTAAAATATGCTATTGCAATCATACAACGAATATGATATATTATATATGAAAATTAACAGAGGCGACTCTTTAAAGTGCAGGAGGGTTTATTATGAACGTTTATGAATTTAATTTAATTTATAAAATTAAAAAACCTGAATTGATTAAGGCGAGAATTACGGTATATAATGGCGGTAAATATGGTCGCCCAGATGAATTTATTGCGATTATTAAGCCCGAATATTTTAAAAACGGGAATATCAAGAAAAGCAATTTTACAATAATTGAAAAATTACAAACAATTAAGCAAGGTTATAACTTTAGAGGTAGTGCAATAAGCTCCGCAGTTATAAGTGAAATTATTGAGATTTTATAAATAATAATCGCGCTACATTTTTTTGAATGTAACGCGATTTTTTATTTTTTTTACTCTTTAATTAATTTACCTTTTTTAAGTAGTTTTAACATTTTTAAATTTTGGCTTGCCGTGCCTTTATAGTTTGCAATGCCGTTTGCCTTTGCAATTTTTTTTCGGTGCGATAATGTCACATCCTCAACACCGATAGCCTGAAGTGCATCAACAATTGAGATAGATAATCCTTTATATTTTGGATAGTATGAGTGGCTTTTATTTGCACTCACTTTGTTTGCGGAGTATTCTATCCATGGGCATTTACCCCACTTTGTCCATTTGCGCTCCGAGAGTTTCGTTTTTACAACTCCGTATACATGCCCACGAGCCTCGACAACATAACCATTGCCAATATATACTCCGACATGATTATCCATGAAAACGAGGACTCCGGGCTCATTCGGCATAGTGTTAATTTTACCTTTAGTTTTGCATTTGTCATACATGCCGTTGGCGCTTACATCCTGAGAGCCTTTATATTTCGGCTTGCTTGTTGGAGATTCGCTCCACAGATAACCCTTGATGAGTCCTACACAATCGTGTACTTTCTTTCCGATTTGATTTTTAGTGCACTCCCATTGATATTGGCTCGGGTATTGTTTCTTTTTATTGTTATAAAGTGATTTTGAGCTTATCTGTCCAAAGCATCCATACCAATATGGATTGCCGATTTGAGTTTTGCAATATTCTACAAGCCCTTTATTTGTTTTACTCATAGTATATACCTCCTTGTTATGAGTTGATTTTTGCATAGTTGCCAAAATCAGAGTAACTATGCCACAGTGTTACCCCCGATGAAAAGATATTTTTTAATTTGTTCTCATAGTCAGCCGGTGCGTCACATGATAGATTAACATTGGCGCATTTGATATAATTCCACACCGAGCGAGTGTTAAAGTATGAGCGCGGATTTGCATGTTTATTAATGGTATATCCGTACATATCAAAAAAGTTGTCAATGCTCTCACATTCGGAGCGCGTTGGGCTTATTTCATACCAACTTAGTTGCGCGCGTCCTCCTGTGACTCTTAGGAGGTCACCATTGTTACCGATATGCTGCTCTTGATTACCTATCATGTCAACAGCGTTGACAAGTGAATTAACTCCACTATTAACCCCCTCAATAACACTAACCGGGTTTTTACTTGCGATTCCTCCAGCAAGTGCTCCAACTCCTCCGGCAACTGATGATATAGCACCCATGGTATTAATAGCCTTATTCAATCCGGTATTCGAGTCGTAACCGACTCTGCGCTCTGAGTTGTAGGGTACTTCACCGTAGGAATCTGTAATCTCATGATAATTATTAATATGCCATTGATAGCCCGATGTTGCCATTGTTATACCGGTAATTCTGATTGTTGGGTTATCATCGAATAACTCCGGTTTAAAGGCTTTGCGCATGCCGGTCTTATTGGCGAGAACATATCCACGACATACACTCGTTAATAGCTTTTTATTGCGTGGAGTATACCCATTTGCAAGAGAATTTCGATTGATTGACAAATCAATATCCTTATAGCTCCGGCGGTTGTCGGCAAAGTTAGAGTTACCACCATCTGCGATATATGCCTCTTTTAGCCATTGCGGAATAGCATAAAGTCCGAGCAGTTCATCTCTATGATCTTGAAAATCAGCAAGTGAGCCTATATTAGATATGGCTGTTAATCCGGTCATGTTATTCCAATTTTCTGTCGTTGAGATACCGCCACTAAATATGCCTTGAATAACTGATTTTAACACTTCTTTACCATTTTGTGTAAAGTTATCAACTGTATCATCAAGCATTTTGTTAAAGTCCTCTAAGACTTCATTAATACCTTTTCGTCCGTACATCGTTAACACTTTATCCATTTCAACTTGTGATTCAATAAAGCGCCCATATTCGCCATAGGTGTTATTAGTACCAATTCCTTTATAATCATATTTACCGGTAGCGCTGTTATAATAACTCGCCATGTGAAGAACCCATGCCGGCTCCCATTTAGCGGACTTGAGTATATCCGTTAATTTTTTTTCATATTCAAGAGAGGCATTAATTGGCTCCGGTAAATAATTGGTATTTGCATTGTCCGCACTCTTTGAGATGATAGCGCGCTCGATGTACGATTGATAAAAGCTTGTCGAATAAATAAGCATTTGAAAAACATCAAGCTCGATATAAAGACGAGTTACATCAGGTGCTATATATTCATAATTGGTAACAAAACAACAATATTTTGTATTTGAAATATCGCTATCATTAGTATAAAAAACATAGTTATAACTCTCGGCATTTTGGAGCTTGCCGGCAACATCAATATATCTATTGGGGTTGTAATATATAACATTGTTTTTTAATTTTGATAGATTACTCGTCATAAAATCATTTCGGGCACTCTTGGAATCAAAAAGCATAACATGTTTATAATCATTACTCCACTTGACATTACCTGCATAGAGTGTTCCGTTAGGTGTTCCAGATTTATAGGACATATATAGTTACCTCCTAACATATCCGCATGAATAAATTGCTAAAAGACATCACAAAATCTGTAATTACATCAAGCTGGAGCTCGAGATATTTCTCAATTCGATCAAATGCGTTAACTGTCCGTACAGTCTCCGAGCTCTCTACATGCTTTGATGTTCCGCTGCCGTCCGATGTGTTACTTGATTTTGAGCTGTTACTCGTTTCAGATGCATTGCCTCCGTCCATATAATTAATACTGTTAAATGAGCTTGCATTAACAATATCTTGAGGGAATTGAGACGATTTACTTTTGCCACTTGTAGAGCCCGAGCCTGTTGTTGTTGCATTTACTTTGTCCGCGTGCTCCTCGTCAAGTTGTCTGGTAACGCTTATTTTGTCTCCGAGTGTGAGGTTAACATCTTTTAGATCCTCAATAGCTTTATATTTATTGTAAAAAATAGGGGCTTTAATTTTAACATCGTTTTGCAAAGTTAGCAAAAATAAATCAATATCCAAGCAAAAAATATTTTCTGTCAGATAATTAATAATAAATTTATTCTCGAATAGCTCTTTGAATTTCTCGTCTCCGTCATAATCGAAATTAAAGAAAATTTCGCGACCGCGCTCAATTTTTTTCTGCGAATTTGCAAAGACATCATCATTATAGGGCTCACCATGCGAGTTAATATTAATTATTGATTTAAGTGAAATACTATATTGTGACATTGTTATTACCTCCCTCCGCATTATATAAATCGTTAGTGTTGTAATCCTTAACATCGCACCAAGTATTTAAGTTAAATTTTTTCTTAATTTCGCCGCATGCCTCTTGTCGTGGTATAAGCATTGAATCAAAATTAAGCTTAACGAGTGTGTTATTTGAGTTAACCTCATCGGTGGTAACTCCACTCTCTTTGTTAATATTTTGATTATTGATGCCGATTGCCGTTAATAGCTCCGCAATTTTTCTCTGCTGTAGATCTTGTAATCTATCAGCAATAAATGGAGCATTAATATTAAGAGATTGCACCGCGTTTTGGATGTTAAAGTCTGATTTTGCGAAAATATAACGCTCTCCTGTTTCAATTTTATCGGCTATTTGCTCCATTGAAAGCTTTGCTTTATCATCCGGCGATTGTAGGATAATAGGCAGTTTTTGCGATTCAACATTGAGATTCATCGCATCCACAATATTAGATATATCAATTGCATACTTCAATACTGTTATATTGGTAGGATACCAGAGTTTATTATTTGGAATGATAACAAAATCATCACTCTCATACTCTCCGATAACCTTGTTATAATCGAATATATCAAGAGCTTGTATTTTTGTCGGATAGCCAAAAATATTACTCTGTCCGTCAACAGTCCGAAAATCGCAAACAATGATCCCCTTACTCTTATCGTTAACAACAGCACAACGACCTTTGTAAAAAAGCAAGCGCTCGATAAAATCACCATTTAGCTGCTCATTATCAACCGGCAATTCCCACTCAAAGAAGTTAAGACATAAGTTGGTATATTGAGCATAATACGGGACGAAGTTACCGAGGGAAGTTATAAGATCTTCCCAATGGAGAGATTGATTTTTACTCATTGTGAGGAATTGCGAGCAAAGCGCGATATTTCGCTCTTTTGGGGTTAATGATTTACTCATTATCGTTACCTCCTTTGTCGAGCTCGTTCTTTTTATCGTCAAGTAATTTTGTTAAAAATTTGGGAATAGTTACATAATTGTTAACATTCTCAATAACGGATATAAATTCAATAACAATAATGAATAGGCAAATTATTTTAGTGATAAAATTAATATTAAAAACAATTTGCAAGCATACCCCAATAATAATAATCGCAAAATATCCCATTATTTTCGGGATCGTGTTTCTGAGCTTTTCACTCTGTATGTTTTTTTGAAAAATTGCTTTTGTTATTCCTGTGATGAAATCCAGAATAACAGCAACTAAAACTATAATTAATATAGTTCGTTGCTCAATTAATAATTGATAAATATTTTCAAGCATAGTCTATACCTCCAAAACTCTGAGCTCCCACTCTCTTGAGTGAGAGCTCGTTTTTTATACTCCTTAGTTAATAACACTTGTTGTTGCTGAGCCTGTCCAATACCCATGTGTTGCCAATATGCAATGGTATAACAGCAAGTTGTTTGCATCAAAATTAAGCACACTTCCGTCATCATTATATATATTATCAATGTTGGCGAAGCAAGCATTAAATCTGAATTTACGATATTTATTCTCCGGCTTATCGGTATGAATACCATAAGAAGATAATATGCAATCGAACATATTTAATACTGCGCCATTACATTCACCATTTGCGTATGAGAAAGTATCGCAGCTTGCATTATCATTTGTTCGATTTTCGATGCATAGATCGCGTAATTTGACAACCCCTCCGGTAACATATACACCCCCAATGTGAGGCTTTTGATCTCTGAATTTTGTTACACCTGACAATATGCGTTTTTGCTTGAAAAATGAGCCGTCAATGCTGAGGCTTACATCGCCACTGAATACAATCGGGTAAACATCATTAAGAGTTAACGGAATAATAGTTATATGTTGATATTGATTTTGCAGTTGTGCATACATTACAGCCTCACCCAATGAGGGGAACGGCATGTTACCCTCGCCGTGTCCGTTGATATATTGTTTTTTACCGCTTGATGTTGTGTTGTAATGCCAACTATTAACTAACATACCATTCGGGTTGCAGATCTCTCTATCACCGCCAATATTTTCAATATTATTTTCATCACCGCAGCAGATTTGCTTAAAAGCTGTTTCATACATTTGTTGATAAGGAATGTATAGACCTTGCGAAAAATTCATATTGTTAACATAATTGAATTTTGATAAATTCATGTAACAATAATAATTGAAATTAGTCGGATTCATCGTAAATGATGAGCCGATAAAAATTTCTTCACCGATGAGAGATATGTTTTCAACCTCGCCGGTTGTAAACATATGATCATTAATGAAATCACCGATATGATAGAAGTTATCTATCTCGTTGGTAGTTCGATTATATCTTATAACACCATTCGGCTGATTTACTGCTACAAATATATAGTTATCATTCATTGTAAAGCCACACATAACAACATTTTCGGTTGTATTCCCAACAGAGTTATAATCTCGATAATTAACTACAAGTTCAGTTGTTAAGTTTTCAAAACTTGTTACCTTTTCGATGTGGATATTAGTCCACCTCGACGAGCCGACCCCGAGATACAACTCACCTTTATATGCATAACAAGACGAAATTCGATTAAATTCTTGTCCGCCAAAATTGGTAAAGTTATATCTTGCAACAACGGACAAATTCCAATCAAGTTTATCAACCTTTTTAACTGCTTGTGCAGTTCTGCCTCCGTTAAATTCTTGTGAATATGAGACATAAAAACAATCGTTCACATCATCGTATGTGATGCAGTCCGCATGTCCCAATGATTGGATTGAGTGTGTTTCAAATTGCCATTTTCCTCCTAAATACATATAGCGTCTGACATCGACATTATCATTATATTTATAGGGTGAGGGGTTAGAGCATACAGCGCATGCTATGTAATATCTTACACCTTGCCGCTCAAACATCGTACCACCCTGAACGAATGAGTATTTTTCCATTTCTGGGGTTGAAAAGTCTTGCGTGCTAAATGGCATTGCATTTAATTCAATGCGAAATAATCTCGTTGCATTTACCTCACTAACTCTCGGGGGAGTTAATGAATTAAAATAACTTAAAGAAATTTTTTCGAGAATTTCGCTAAATTCGCCATTTTCATACATTTCGTTGATTATTCTTGTAACTTCCTCTTTAACAGTGGCATCAAGCTCTGCGGTGAGCTTATCAACTTTTTCTTTTACCTCTACAACCGTAGGAGAGAGTGTATTCAATTCGAACAAAGCTTTCTGAATCAATTCCATTGGCAATGGAGAGTCACAAAAAAAATACGGATTAAAAGCCATGTATTTCCTCCTTTGATATAAAAAATGAGATATGGGATAAACCCACATCCCATTTAAGATTATTTTTGTCAGTTTAAATTATGCTTTTCCGTCATAGATAACCTGAACAATTACTCCGCCAATCTTAATAACGGCTGCGCAAGTATCAGTGTCGGCAACCATACCCGAAAGTTCGGAATTGAGTGCAAGGGTAACAACATTATTTGAAATTGTTGACACAAAAGCATCTTTCCAATCGGATGTGGTAATTGCTGCAAAACTCGAGCCGGAGAGATTTGTAAACGAAAGACAAGTAATGTCATCAGCAGTAACTTTTGCGGTCTCCGGTGACAAAGTAATAGTTGCGGTTTTTGCATTTGCGCTCATTTTAACCACTGCCGGAGTTGCGCCGTTCGGAGCAGTTCCCTCTGCTCTTGTGAATACAATACAGTTAGCAAAAGGTGAAAGTTGATAAGTTGCCCACCAATGCTTATAGTAGTTTGTGACAAGGGTTTCGGGATTATAGAAAGTATCGTCAATATCGAGGTCGCTTGTGAAATGGAGCATACGGCGGTCAAAGATAATCGCATCAATATCTGTTGTTACATGCTTATCGAATACTGTCTCACCGGCAACTTCTTTATAAGTATCATAACCGAAGTCAATAACTTTGATGATACGCTTTTGCAAGTCGGCTCTGTCAATATTAAAAAGTGTTGCCAAGAAATTAACATCTGCCGAGTTAATCCAATTAGCTGTCGCCATGATGTAAATATCATCGGTCTTTGTCCAGCCTTTGAAGTCACCATTTGCGCCGGCAAGTGAGCCATATTTATTATATAACGAGCTCGGATATTGGAATCCGTCAATAGCGTTTTTGGCTGCCACTGTCCAATCTGCGTAATTATTGTTGCCGGTGTGAACATCCGAGACAACGAGCGCGCCAGCGTTGTAGTTCGCAACAATGGACTCGAAGACATGATTAAACATTGAGATTTGTCTACCAGACTCAAGGCTTGCGAGTTTCATCGAAACATAGTCATTAAAATTATCATAAGATTGAAAAGCTCCCATCATATCCTCACGAGCAATAGAAACCTTAAAAAGTTCTTTTACATTACGAACATAGTATGCAACCTTATCATCAAGCATTGCATATTCAAGAACCTTTTCGGGATTGAGAGGATCATACTGTCGGGGGGTTACCGGGTTGTTAGTAACCTCTGCGCTATACTCGCCGAGTGGTCGCCCGTTACTCCTGATAAGTTCAGCAAGCGGATTTTGCCAAACTCTTTTATCGACCTCAACCTCGAGAAGAGCACCCAAAAGAATAGAGAACTCTTTAAAAATAAGTGGATTTGTCAAAATCGGGGTGGCAACATCGCCAATAGGCGATTTGTCTGTAAGGGCCGGTACAAAATCTTGATATTCTTTAGATGCTCTTACTCTGATTAAGTTAAAAATACTTTGTGCGGAATTTAAAGCCATAATTTATTACCTCCTTATATTTTATATGTTTTAAATGTCAATGTTAGCGATGAGCTCGGACTCGGTTTCGGCTTGCGTTTTTTCAACAACCTCGTTAATTTTCTTTTCGGTGTTCGCCATTAAACGCTCGGCACGATCTCGATATATTCGCCCATTCTCTTCTTTGAGTCTCGCAATTTCGTAATCTTTATTTGCGAGACTCTCTCGCTGTTCCTCAATAATATCTTTTAAGCCTTGCATATCGTCAGCCACTGATTTACATAGCTCAACAACATCGAGTGTAATTCGACGAGCCTCTTCAATAGAGGTGTCCTCAGTGATACCATTGAGTAGTTCAATAATCTTATCCAAGATAATTTTACCTCCTTTTAAATTAAATATATCTTACAATCTTTTTGAGTTAAACAACTCCAAATTAAAATTATTGAGTGTTCAAAAAATTGTACTATATTTATCTATATTATAGAACAAAAAAGAGTCCACTGTCAAGTGGACTCCCTGATTTAGATTAATATTTTTTATTCAAAATAATAACCTGTCAAAGCCTCGTTAATCTCTTCAATAAGAGATTTCTCAAAACAATATGCTTGATTAAAATACTTATCCGATTTTTTACTGTAAAAACTCGGATAAGAGAGAAAAGCATATTTCTCCTTTTTACTCTTATCAACAACGACAGCAGAGCCGTAAATAATAAATGCTCCACCGATAACGAGTTTAACTCGGTCTTGCTTACCGTCTCCATTGTCATAGAGTGCAAGCTCAACAGTCGCCCCGTTCTCCGTCATAAAATCGGCTGAGAAATCGGGAACTACCTCATAATCTTTGCCTTTACCTTTTCCATTTCTCTTTGTTTTTTTTGTCTGTGCCATTTCTTTTTCCTCCTTTATTTTTATTTATTCTTTTAATAAAAAGAATAGCACATATACTACAATATGCAAGGCATATTAAGTAAATAATAATATATTACCGAGCTCCTCCATTAATAACATAATCTTAATGTTACTATAAGTAACGGAGCGCGTTTTTCTTAATTCATTTAGATTCTTAATGTCATAATAATTATTAAGCCTCATAATATCAGCCAAAGACATATTAACTATTTTTTCGAGATCAATAATTACAGCATTATCGGTTACACTATCCGGTGTAAAATCAATATTACCGCGATACCATTCACTGCCGAAATAGTGAGCTATCTCTCTCCGACTAACTCCGTAGAAAGTGCAAAGCATATTTAACGCATCGTGTAATTTAAATGCTCTTAAAAGAGTCAGAGCGTTATATTTCGCAAAGAAATCAACAGTTGAATAAATACCCGAATTCAAATTCTCAGATACTGCATAGTCTTTATCAGATATATGAATAAAATTACCGGCGTTATAAATATAGTAGGTTTTAAATTCTGATTTAAGTTGAATATTATATTTAATAAGATTCTCATTTTCAATGTTATTTGCGATATGTAGATTCTTATTATATAGCCAGTGATTAACAGCACCCTCAAAATCAAAATAATTAAAATAGAAAGTATACTCTCGATCATTCAGAATTACGCTATCCTCAATCTCCATATTTGGAGAAAGTCGCTCCAGCAGATTAAACGCTAATGTAACCGGGTTGAGTATATTATCTGATATATCATTACCGAGCCATATAAGCTGGACTCTGTTATCTCTTGCGATTGTGCTTGTAATACTGAGCACATTATAGATCTCACTCATGCAGCGCGAGCGGATATATTTAATATTCTGAATAAGTGGAGTATTAGGAATACATTCCTCCCATACAACATATTTGACTGATTCAAACCCTTTGTAATATGAGCTTTTATATTTTTGCGCTAAGGATATATATAAGCCATAGCAATATATAAATACCTTATCATCAGGAGTTTTAACTTTTAATGCAACAATGTTAGAATTAATTTTTTCAGTATAAAAAGTATAATCACTATACTTATTAACTATATATTCAGATAGCCAATTCTCATTAATAAGCTCATCTTTTTTATTTCTTAATAGAATAAAGGGCAAGCCATTTAAGGCATCGGAGAGTAAAGTCTCTTGTGTTGTTGAGCTCTTTCTGCCTTTTCGGTCACTTATCCAGACATTAATATCATAACCACGCGATAATATCTCCTCTTGTTTTTGTGGTGTTAAATAACTCATTATTTCCTCCTTACATCCGAGCCATAGCTAAGAATTTATTAACTTGCTCTTCAAGCTCCGCGAGCTCCTCGCTATCCTTGTAAGCTGTGAGCATATTTTTTAATTTTGCAGTTGTATCTTGAACGAAATCGAAAAATGCTCCACCTTGTCCATCGTCACCGCTTTCATAATGGGAGCGAGTATCAAAATGACTATAAAAGTCCTCTAAGACATTATAACCGGTTATATCCTTAATTTTTGTAGCGAGCTCTTCAAGCTCCTGAGAATTAAAATTATACAGTTGATTGTTAAAAACAACATTTTCAAAAAGTGCATTTATTTTTGCCGTTCGGCGGATACTCGTTATCGTTATCCCTATAACTGTCCCCGCCTCTCTCTGAGCTTGTCGAACTGTCTCGCGTTCTGCCTGTTTTCTCTCCTCAATGAAATTAATCCGCTGAAAAGCTCGCCGGAGGCTATAATAATTAGCTCGTTCATTGCTGAATTTATACTCATCCGGGTTATTAATGTAGTTACGGATTTCCGCAACAGCATTATATATTTGCTGTTTCTCAATTTGAGCCTGTTTAATTTGAGCTTGTTGGACTTGATATTCTGTGCCCGTGGGCATTGTCTCCTCGTATTTTTTCTCAGCACGATATAGTTTATTATATGCTTTTCTTTTAAGTTCGTTAAGCTGCGCGCGTGCTAATAACTCCTCACCGCGCTCCAGAGAGTTAATAACTCTCTGAACGGCAATTTGAGCGTTTGTTAAGTTTACTTTGATCATGTAATTAATCTCCTAAATATTAATATTGATGAATTCAACATTTTGACCGCGTAACACTTTAAGTGTATCACCCCAATTTGTTATATATTTATATTTGATTTTGCCGTCAGAGTCTCGATATATATATGTAGGAATGTAATCTACAACAGTATTTTGCAAGCCCGAAAAATATTGAATATACTCATTAATTGCCTTTTTGTCATAATCCATAAGGACATGATCAGAATCGGCAAGCTCTACCATATTAGTCCCGGTTATAACTCCGCTCTGTCCGTTCTCGTCAGTAACTGTTATGTTATATTGCTCGTTATGATAGAGTGTAATTAATTTATTGGTGATGCTATGCGAAAGAATAGTGCAAGGGCTAAATGCCACTTTAACAAATATATCAATATCATAATTGAGTGCTTGAAAAAGTTCAGTAAATGCCTTACTTGTAGCCCTCTTATTTACTCCTGCAATAGTGCATCTTATTTTTTCTCCGTCTGAGGTAATATATTTTTTGCATCCTAAAGTTGCAAAATATGTGTAAAGCTCCTCATACTCAAAATATCCGATATTGTAATCGTTTGAATTATGAACAATGCTCTCAATAAAATGATTATACTCCTCGTTGACTCTCACAGCGTTATGAATATCTCCATACACTTTCCACGAGTCCGTATCGCTATAAATGAGTCGCGCATCCGTGCGGTCTATAAGATAAAGCGCATAACAAAATAAATTAAGTCTCGAATAGGCTGTTATATATAATCCGTTAGTAAAATCTCGATATAACACTTTCGCGGTTACTCCGTCATCAAGCTCATTAATATAAAAATCATTTACCCGATCATATGTTATTTGAGGGTTTAGTAGCTTTTGAACATTAATACCATATTGAGCATTAAGTTTACCTTTACTGCGTGCGTAATTGTCAGAAAGTAATTTCTCTCGCTCCTCTTGAGGTAATGATAATATATGCTCAATTTGAGACTCTGAGTATATATATTCGCCTTTTTTCTCGCAATAAAAATCTTTCTTATTAAGATGCTCACCGCGCGCAAGCACATATTTAAGGGTGCTTTTCTCGTGTAAATATTCTCGCGTCGAATTAGTTACATATGGCATCAATGTTCTATATGTATGTGAATAGTATATTTCGTCACACTCAACGACATCAAAATTATAAAACTGTCTAAGGATAAAATAATCAATCTCAGTTACATTTAAGCGTGCAACCTTTGCCTTGTATATCCGCCCATTATCGAGAGTAACTCCGGCTAAAAAATCACACTTACTTGCACTTATTGGTAATATAAGATTATTTTTCCTTATTATAGGGGTTATATTCTTAAGTGTCAAGTGCGCCATAAAAGCAAACTCAAAGGGTCTTGCGTAATGCTTGAGTACCTCGATATAGTCAGTTGAATTATTTAAACTCTCCAAGTGCTTGAAGAATTGCAACCCATATGATCCATTATATTTTTTAAAAAAGCGTGGATATTCTCGATGCAAAATTGTATCAATGTAGCTTGACACAATATCAAAACTTGCTACATTATGCAATACTCTATTAACATAAAGAGCATTAGCATGAGTATAACCGCCGGAGAATGTGTGCTCCAAAAAATCAATATATGATTTAGTAAATTTTTTTTGATATGCACAATACCCTGCATAATCTTTACGATCTGATGATGTATTGATACTTTGATTATTCCTACGCGTAAACCCTGTGCTTGTTAATGGGATATCCTTAACAGAATGAATATAACTCCATTTAGAGCACTCTTTTAACACACCGAGTAATGTCAATCTAACATCACGCTCATTGTATTCATATTCTACATTTGGCAATTTTGAAAAACTATAATATTGAGCTCTGTAATCTATTTCAAGCTTATTATATCCGAGATTATCTCCTATACTCTTAAGCGGTGCGTTTAAAAGCCTAAAAGAACATCGAAACTCAATATATTTTAATCGAATAAATAATGGTATTCTAGGCTTGATGAATAGTGCATCTTTATTAATAAAATTCTCGATAACAAAAGGCACATTTTTAATTAGGTAATCAAATTCATATGCTAAGTTGTGGCAATATATGATATAGCGCTTTTTTTCTTTTTTGCCTTTATCATTTAAAGCCCTGAGATAAGAGTTTATCTCGACAGCGCTCCGGCAAAAGTGAGCCGGAGACATTGATTGTAATATATCCTCGTTACTCTCATGATTAAAATTAAAATCAACTGAAACAAAACTTGATAGATAAAGACTTGTTATCTCATTCGTTGTAGTTGTCTCAATATCGAATGCATAAATAATATCAGAATATTTAACTTTTTCTTTTTTCATATCTCAAACCTAACAAGGTAGCCTTAAATATAATGTTGAAATAATTATTAGCAATCTGATATGCAATTTTTAAATGCGTTGATACATTGCTCTGGCTTATATTGAGTTCTTTCGCAACTTGATTCTGAGTCTTATTATAGCCATAAATAAGCGTAATCACTTCACGTTGTCTAATGCTCATATCCCTTAAAATTAAGGGGAGCAAAATATAAAAACATTTGCAAAGTGCATCTTTTTCTTGCTCGTTGGGCTCTTCACCAACTATATACCCCCCATTTTTGTAGTCATTATATAAACAATCAAAAATATTGTTATTAATATCATTATTAATCATTATATTTACCTCCTAATCGTCCACCTCAACAAATTCGCCGTTAACTAATTTATACCATGTGTCAGGCTTAATTTTTTCGCCGTCGACAATTCCGGCTTTAAAGTCAGTGACAACGTAATCATTGCCATTCCATTCGCGGTTGACAATTGCAATTAAACTATTACGTCCTGCACGGCATCTGCCATTGAAACAAGCCAAAACGCTGTTTTTACCAGCCGCAAGGCTTGACCTATCTTGAGCTGCAAGGCTTGAATAATCTCGAGCTGCAAGGCTTGAATAATCTCGAGCTGCAAGGCTTGACCCGTTTTGAGCCGCAAGGCTTGACAAATCTTGAGCCGCAAGGCTTGACCCGTTTTGAGCCGCAAGGCTTGACCCGTTTTGAGCCGCAAGGCTTGACAAATCTTGAGCCGCAAGGCTTGACCCGTTTTGAGCCGCAAGGCTTGACCCGTTTTGAGCCGCAAGGCTTGACAAATCTTGAGCCGCAAGGCTTGACCTATCTTGAGCTGCAAGGCTTGACAAATCTCGAGCTGCAAGGCTTGAATAATCTCGAGCTGCAAGGCTTGAATTATTATGAGCTGCAAGGCTTGAATAATCTCGAGCTGCAAGGCTTGAATAATCTCGAGCTGCAAGGCTTGACCCGTTTTGAGCCGCAAGGCTTGACAAATCTTGAGCCGCAAGGCTTGACCTATCTTGAGCTGCAAGGCTTGAATAATCTCGAGCTGCAAGGCTTGAATAATCTCGAGCTGCAAGGCTTGAAACATCCTTTTCATCTTTCTTTTGGATTGTTTGATTTTTAACAAATTCAAAATGAAGTTTACAAATTTTCGCGACATCTAATTTCGCGCCGATTTTTATTTTGCTGCCGACAACTTTACTATCATCTCCACGCTCTCCGTTGTCATCAATTTCGACTTCGTGATAGACACTTTCGGCTCCGGGAGAATAATATCTGAAACAATCCAATGGATTTAGACACGCGTGAAATCCCTCATTGCACAAGCTCGCGTTTTCCGTTTCGTACTCCTTGCCCTCTTGATATTGAAAGCCTCGACAAGTCATATCCTTGTTGAAACCCTTTACCGCTTTTGTCATAATAAACCCTCCTGCACTTTAAAGAGTCGCCTCTGTTAATTTTCATATATAATATATCATATTCGTTGTATGATTGCAATAGCATATTTTACAAACTGAATACGTAGCCGTGTGTTTCTGTCCGATTTATTGGACAGTGCTATATTACGCTATGTAATAAGTTGTAAGGGGTTTTTTGGTGCTTGGCTCGTCTTTTATTGCATTGATATTTTAACGCGGTATATTGGTGCTCTGTGATGCGTGGTGATCATGTAGCGTGTCTTGGTTGCGACCGCGGTCGGTGCTCATGGTGACCTTGCCTCATGACTACGGCCGGAGGGGGGTATCGGGGCTTTATTAAACTCGGGGGGGCAAGG